GTTACCCCCAATAGTCCCAAAACCTAATTGAAATGTGTTAGAAGTAGCAGAGCCAACTGCTATTGCATTAATTACTATTTTATAAGTCTTACCACTCGTTAAAGATAAAGCTTGCCTTGTTGCTGCATTGTATGGTGCTGAAATAATATTTAAAGACCCACCACTTATAGAAGAGCCACTACCCAATTGCCAATAACTATTTGTTGCAAAATCTCCGTTAGTAACCAACTCACTTCCAAAGGAATCTTGATAACTAAACCCCTCGTAGTTTATTCTCGGTAGGTTAGTATCGTTAGTTACTTCTTTTATTACTATGTTTGTAATGCTACCAATAAAGTTAGTACCTCTAAACCTTATTTGATTGCTTGCACCAGTAAAATATTCTGTATAAGTATTATTAGCAGTTCTTTGTATTAAAGCAACTCCACTTCCTTTCCAAAGTGCAACACTACCACTAGCATAGTTTAGTACTTGATAAGTTGCTTTGTATTCTTTACCAACTACTAAAACAGAGGTTTGTATTATTTCTTCACTTGACCCATTTGCACCATTACCATTTGCAACACTATTCCCTATTGTCCAAGTATCTTCTATATTCCAATCTTGACCGACTTCTTTAACCGAGATGTTTGTTATAGAGCCTATGAAAGATAAAGACCTTAATATTAAAGATGCGCTACCCTCAGAAGAATAAATTGTATGTATTCCATTTGACTGAGGAAAGTTTGTTGTATTATTTTGTAACTGCAAAATTCCAGAAACATAGTCTTTTATCTCTAAAGTTACTTTATAGCTTTTGCCAGTTGTAAAAACATTTCCTTGAATTAAATCAGTGTTCGGAATAGAGCCACTTCCATCACTTATAGCCTTGTCATCTCCAATACTCCACCCAGTTTCTAATGTCCAATTTGTTGAGCCATTAGAAAAACTACCATTAGTTACTTCTTCTGTACCTATCTCTGAAAAGCTACCATTCTGTACTAAGTCTCCCGATAGTATCTGTACATTTTCTACTAACCCTTGTGCATTGACTCTAGTGGCAGCTGAATTTCTTGAGAAAGTGAAATCTCCATCTCCATCAGTTGGCTTAACACTTAACATACTTCCGTTATCGTATGCAGTTGGTGTAAGTAAAATTGACGCTTTATCTAATAAGTTTGCCATTATGAAATATTTTGTAACTCGGTTAATGTTGCAGTTGTACAAGTAACATTTTCGTAGTATGTTGCTCTGCTTTGTAAAACGGTTAGTAAATTATCAATAGCATTATTAATTGACGGATTTACCTGAATTTTTAATCCTAATCCTATCATATAATTATCTTAAATAACAAACAACTTTTCCACTTGCTACGCTTACATCGTCAAAGTTTCCGTAAATAATTGACCCAGCTACTAAAGCTAAAGAAGTTATAGAAGTATCTCCTCCGACTGTGTCAATGTCGCACGATATTGTAGTAGATTCTAACGCCTGAATAGCACAAAAGCTCTCTCCGGCTGTAGATGTAGCGCTCGCGGCTATTATTCGCAAACCTTTATCGCCGAATGATAATTTTTGAAATTCTTTTGCGTAGTATAAATCTGAAGCCATAAACTTAATTTTAAATTTTATAAATACAAAAATACAAAATTAAAAATTGTTGTTTAAGTCGTTACAACTGCTCTACTTTGTTTGATAATTCTATTATACCGCGGAAGTAAGTATAATCTTTTAAATCGTCTGTAACATATGAAACGCCCTCATTTACGCTAGTGTAAACCTTAAAGTTATCGCTAGACAAATCAATATAATTTACTGATCTTGTTCGTACTTGCTCCAGGCATTTAGATACCATTATATTAGTGTCTAACTCTCCGCCATCGTCTGAATAAAATTTGCTTATACATTCGATCCTTGTAATAACTTCAGTATTAAAAGAGTCTTGGTTTTCATCTGTTTCGTTGGTAGATACGGAATAAACTCTAATTAACGGATATGTGGCGCTCGTTGGTATTCTGCCGTAAATTGGAACATTAACGCCGTCAATTGTTACAGCTCCGGTTAGTTTATTAATTATCGCCTTTCTTACAAATCTAATAGGATCTAACATATTATTTTATTGCCTTTTTAATTTGAATCTCTAAGCGATTCAATAATTTTTTTAATCCTATTCTAGCCGATCCGAAAAAAAACGGCTGTGGTTTCATAAATCCGTCTGTTTTGCCTTTAAATTGGGCCGCGTAACTCTTCGGTATTCCAAGCTGTAGCATATCTTCAAAGTTTACAAAGCCACCAGTACCAAACTCAACGTAAGGAGCGTATTTTGCGCCAGCAATTACCTCAACGCTTTTGCCTTGCTTTTCTGACCTTATAGATTGTCTTAATGTTCCTTTATCTACTGGCGCTTTCTTTTTTGCAATTCTAGCAATATCTAAACCCGCCGCGCCTAACTCATTAGATAATACTTTTCTATCCAATAAAGACAATTTGTTTAATTTTTGTCTTAATCGAGTTAAATCCTTTTGGTCTATTTTTATATTATTGCTCATACAGACTTTGTCGCTAACAATTTGGAGTAAAAATCTAAATCAAACTCAAACTTTTCATTAATTCGGTATTTCTGTGATCCGTTTTCTAAAATAAATATATCTCCAATATTAATTAAATCGGCGGTATTTTTACGGACTTTTATTTCTATTTGAGTGTCTTGTGTTCTTTTGCCTAGTTTGTCGCTTATAACTCCGCCTATTTGCGTTAAATTACACCATACAGTAGCTATGTTAGTTAAAGTAGAATTAAATCCACCAAATCCGTCAGATACTTTTGTAAGTCGCTGAATTGTTATTTTAGAATTTAATTTACCGGCATCCATTAAATAAACATTGTTTTATAAGATGTTAATATGCTAGTTGTGGATGTTGGTATTTCTTGCGCTATTGTACCGGTCTTAAAATCTGACCTATTATCGTAATAGGTAGATATTAACTGTAACATAGCTTGTTTAATTAGCGCGTCGTTTATGCCAGTTGTTATGTAGGTGCTTTTAACATTTTCGGCTGAAGATGAATCTAGATCTATGGTTTCATTATCTAAACCTAAAATTTCGTAATCTGTTGTTGCTGTTCCGTCGATTGTTATTTCTGAAATACTAGTAACTGGCCCAAAAGGTAAATCGTAAACGCCGTTTGTATGGCTTAAATAGTATGTTCTATTTTTCGATACTATATCTTTAGAGATGTAATTTTCGCACCAAATACGCGCTTGTGTAATCATCGCCGAAATTATAGCATCGTCTGAGCTTGTATCTATACGAACATAATCTTTAACTTCTTGCGTTGTTAATAGTTCCGATCCAGTAGTTGAGTTTATTTTAATCTCTCGCCTCATCTTTTTTGATTTCTGTAAATTCAACTTTTAGCTCCTTGGTTTCAAAAGGCGTTTTATTTTTCTTTTTAGCAATTTTATCGCCTAAACCTTTTTTGATCCAATTTTTAGCAATGTTATCAGGTAAATCTATTGTATCGCCTTCATCGTATCGCTTTCCATCTCGTAAAAGTGTTTGTAAAATAATTATTTTCATAATTTTAATTTGTGTAAAGATAAAAAAAAAGCACCACATTAAAATAGTGGCGCTTTTTAAACAAAAAACAAATAGAAACTTAAACTATTTCAAAGTTATTAAAAAATTTTAAATACTTTTTAGACGATATTTCTAAAGACTTTGGTACGTCTTTATTTTTAAAAATAAAAAACCCTTTTTTTTGTTGCGAGTAGATTGCAAAATAATCAACGTCTTTTTTAGTGTATGATTTACGAGCATTATCGCGTAGATGTACTCGTTGCCTTGGTCTATGCTCCTGGACTGACTTAATTTGTATTTTAAATAAACCTTTAGGCGTTTGTACTATACAATCATAAGGCGAAGAATTTAACAACGGAAATGATACATAAAAACCTTGCTCCATTGCTTTAGTAGCAAATTTATACTCTGCTAAACATCCGATTTGATTAGTATCCATATTTCAAAAATACGAATAAAAAAAACTAATCATTATCAGCTACAAACTTGCAGCCGAATAGTGTTATTATTTCTCTATGTTTTTTTACTCCGTTATAAGAAAGTTTATTGTCTTTTGCATATTGGCTGATGCTTTTTAAGTTAGCGTATATCTCTAATCGTTGAAAGAGTTGCACTATATCAAGATCATCTCTTTTCATTGCGTTATAGACATATTTCTCTAACTTGTCTAAATGCCTTTTGTTTACTGGGTTTCTCATTGGTTCAATTTTTTGAATGAAGCATAATAGTAGTTATATTTAATTTTCTTTTTTGCCACCAAGCAGTACGCACTCATAAAACTCACACAACGCATTTTCATAACGCTCTTTAGCTGAACTATTAGCAAATGCACCGTAAGACATTCCAAACATTTTAGCTATGTTAGAGTTGTTTAAATTAAGTCTTTGCTTTAGGGTTTTTATATCCATCGCAACAAAAGGAAAAGACAATTTATTATCCTTTCCTTGTTTTGTTATTTGGTCTTTACAATCTTTCATATTATTTATTTTCTTCTCTTTTGATAGCGTTTAAAAAACCTTTTATATTTTTATACTCGTGTTGAATCATTATTTCACTATCATTTAAATATATTTTAAAATATCTTTTTGTATTACTATTCCATTGTACTTCGTTAAATGTAATTCCGTTTATTTTTTTATTGATTGTCATAATATCTTTGTTTTTAATTATACTCAAAGATAAGCATATACTTAATACTACACAAGTATTTTTGCATTTATTTTCAGTATTTACTTAAATTTAACATATTTTAACAGTTTTGCTACGCAATTTGCCAACGCTAAAATAAAACTAAAATATAACAACGTGTATAGCACATTAAAACGATGCCATACACAATGCGTTGTATGCAATTAAAAAAGACATACAACAATGTATAAAAGTAATAGCGGTGTTCGTTGCTGAACTGTAGTCTTCGTCTAAGTCAAGGTAATATCCAAACCCTTAACGCACTGGTACGATACCGCTACATACTCTTATACTAACCGTTGTCGTTAATATTTCAGTAATTATAATAGTCAAAGTAGTTTGTCGTTAATTTATACGCACTAAATCATATACAATTCAGTTAGCAAATATAAAAAAATTCTTTAATTAAAAAAAAATTTTAATTTTTAACCAAAAAAAAAGGCCTAGAAATTAATCTAAGCCTTTTAAAATAAATTATTTTATTTATTAAGGAGTCTCTAAAGCTGCCTGAGCGGTAGCAAAAGTTCCTTTTACAAACGCATTAGGTAGGTAGTTTGTAAGTGCGATCCTTTCAGATACTCTTACAGTTACAAATCCATCTCTTACGTTAGTTCCATCTTCTCTAAAGAATTCAACATTTACACCTTGACGTACCCATAATTGAGTACCTACTGAGAAGTTTCCTATTAAGAAATCTCCAGCAGTTATAGCGCTGTTTAATACAACTCTTACGCCCATAAATACCGGCGTTAAACCTCCGTAAACTTGGTCTTTAAGATAGTTGTTAGTAGTATCTTTTAACAATAGTATTTTATGAAAATCAGTAGGATTTAATAAAATAGTATCAGCGTTGTAGTTTAATAAAGCTAATTGATTTAATGAAGCAACTATTACATCGAATTGATTAGCAGACTCTACACTATCAGCATAATCGCCAGCAGCAAAAGCCGGAGCAGAGTTTATGATACCTCCTAAATCGTTTCCAGTTAAAATGTTCGCATCTTCAACCTCTAGCAATTTCTCAGGCGCTCTAGCCGATAAATAAGAAGTTAATTGAGGAGTATCTGCCAACATTTCTTCAGAAATACGGAAGTAAGTTCCGATTTTCTTAACGTTCGCGTTTACTGCTGTCATATCGAAGTCAGATTGCGCAAATGTAGCACCCTCGGCAGTTATTGCAGCAGCGTTAGTATATCCTGACTCTTTTACATATCGAACTACATCGCTTTGAGTTGAACCGATAGATAATAATTGTCTAATATGTACCGGTCTTGTTGGATCAAATTTATATCCTGGAACTCTATCGGCTGCGATTACCTCTCCGGTAAAATCAGCGCCTACAGTCATATCGGCTTTTATTTCAAATCTTGCGCTTTGTGAATGTCCTTTTTTAAGTCCATCAATTGCGCCATTTTCTAAAGCGTCTTTTAAAGCGCTTTTAAAGGATACTGTTTTTTGGCTATTGAATTGCTTTTTATTAGCAACTTCAAAAGCATCAAAACGCTCGTTAAATTTAGTTGTAATTTCAGCAACTTCGGATTTTACAATCTCGCTTGCTTTTACTTCGATTGAGTTTACTACCTCAACATTTGATTTTTCAATCTTTGCGTCAATTGACTTTGTAATATTGTCAATCTGACCTTTTAATTCTTCGTTCATTTTTTTGGTTTAACGAATTATACAAATAGTTTAATACTTCGGAATCATTGGATTTTACCTC